TTTTTTTCTCCAAAGAAACGATAGAAAAGATTGCTTTGAAATTCTTCAAAAAGGATTATCAAAAGAATCTAAATCTCTTCCATGACCCCAATCTCCCAATTCAAGGTGTAACCATTTTTGAAAGTTTCGTTTCCGACAAGGCTCGGGGAATTCAGCCAATGAAAGGCTTTGAGGATTTACCCGATGGTACGTGGTTTATATCAGCCAAAGTAGAAAATCCAGATGTGTGGGCTAAGATCCAAACCGGAGAGGTAAAAGGTTTCTCTGTTGAGGGGATTTTTTCTTATGTCAAAAAACCTAAGAAACCAAAGGCGACAGTTTATGAGTCAGACTTGGTTAATGATGTGCCAATCACACGGCTAAACCGGACAGAGGACGATAATGAACATATAGGGTTAGACGACGCAAAATCATTGATAATGAAAGTAACTGAATTTTTAGCAGATATAAAGAAAAAATACTTTGACGGGACTCCGCTCGTAAACACAGATCACGGCGTAGCTCCGGCTCAAAATGCACCCGCTCCCCCTCAAACTTTACAACAGGACTACACAACTAAGGATGGTCAAGTGGTTCAAATTGACAAGTTGGAAGTAGGTGGAATTGCGTTGATGGGTGGCGTTCCGGCTCCTGCGGGTGAACTCCAATTACAAGACGGCACTTCTTTAATGATCGGCGAAGGTGGAGTGATAACAATGGTTACTCCGGCAATGTCTCCTTCAGCAGCGCCGGCGCTTACAATGGCTCAGGTTGATTTAGCGATTAACGCAGCCCTGACAAGGTACAAAGAGGAATTAGCTGCTGAAAAGTTAGCTGCATCAACAGAATTGCAAGGGGTGCAAAAAAGAATCGCCGAAGGTGCTGTCACACTTGCTTCACAGAAGGAGCAAATAAATGCGCTTTTCTCAGCTATCGAAAAGCTTGCAGAAATGCCAACAGCAGACCCGGTGAATGAAGTTCCGGTTTCATTTTCTCAACAGAAGGTACAGGACAAAGCAGAAAAGAAAAATCTTCTCATTAAATATTTAAAAGACAAAAAAACCGCATAAGATGGGATTTACAGTATCAAGTTTAACAAACTACGTAAATGAGCAGTCAACGGACTTGCTTTTTGCACTTCAGTTTGAAGGTGAGACCGCAAAATTCGCAAATGTTCAGACAGGCATCAAGAGTGCTGAAGCTTTGCAGATTGTGACAAGTACTCCGGTTCCCCAGGATGGAGCCTCATGCGGTTTTAACGCTTCCGGTGATACAGCTTTCACGCAAAGGATTATCACCACTGCTTCAGTAAAATATCAGGATCAATACTGTCCCCGGACTTTAGAAACAAAGTGGACACAGCTTCTTTTAAAAGCGGGTCAGCATTACGACGAAAGTGATATTCCGAAAAAGATAATGGATGATTTGGTAGATCAGATCAACCGTATCAATGAAACCTCAGACTGGCAAGGAGATACCACTTCGGTAAGTTCATTCCTTAACAAATACGATGGTTTAATTAAAATCATCAAAGCCGCTACTGTAACAGCAGCTACTGCGGTGGCTGGTCCGGTAACTACTTCGAATGTGAGGACGATTGTAGGAAATATTGTTGCAGCAATCGGGACTAAAGCGGTTATGGTTGGGAATCCGAATGTGAAAATCTTCATGGGTTACGACATTGCAGAATTGTACAGACAAAAAATATTTGCGGATAATTTATTCCACGTAACTGGACAAGGAGATCAAAAAGGATTGAGTGCAGAAGGTTCAGTTCACACAATCGTTCCTGTTCACGGTCTTGATGGATTGGGTTCTAATTCAGGTGATAATCCGTTCATATTCGCTCTTGACCCTGATAGGAATCTTTACCTGGGTGTGGATCTTGAAAACGAGCACGAACAGGCTAAGATGTGGGTTGATGGTTCCGACGGAGAAACGGTTAAATATTCATTCAGGTTCAAGAGGGGTTGGCAGATTGCGTTTCCTTCAGAAATAGTAGAATACAGTAACGTATAGTACAGTAACACTTAATAATTTACAATGGCTTGTGCTTTAACGCAAGGATATACTTTAGATTGTCGGGATGGAGCCGGTGGCGCAAAGAACATTTGGCTAGGCAACTTTTCAAATGTTTCAGGTGTGACGGCTGCATCCGGAATAATCACGACGATCAGCAAAGCAAATAACGGAAGGTTCTATAAATATGAGCAATACCGGGACACAGCAGAAGCATTTGAGGACATCACAGGTGATTCAATAAATGGTACTATATTCTACGCTCAGACCGTTAATATCGCACTCAGGAAAATGCAGGCTTCTCTGAGAAACGAAGTAAAGCTTTTAGGGTCAGCTTTGGTTGTTGCAGTAGTTGAAGATAGACAAGGAAAATACTGGTACTATGGCGAAACAAATGGCCTGGAATTGAACACAGGAAAGATCAGCACAGGAAAGGCAACAGGCGATAAGAATGGTTATGATCTGACTTTTACAGGTGCGGAACCTTCCCCGGCGCAAGAGGTTGACTCAGCAGTAATATCGACGTTAATAGTTCCGTAAGTAGGTAACGTAAGTAGGTAACGTAAGTAGGTAACGTAAGTAGGTAACGTAAGTAAGTTTTGGCAGTAGTTAATATACAGGGGTCTCTTTTGGGACCCTTTTGTTTTTCGGACAAATGAGCCAAAAGGCCATATAGACTTAGAATGATTCTACTCACTCCCGGGAATACGGATTTAATGGTTGTCACTCTAAATGAGTTCAGAACGCTGGATGCCGGGTCGTTCTTATTCGTGTTTACGCACATCGAAACCCGGGACGAGGTAAAAGTTCTTTACAATATGTTGGATGACCAAAGCGATTTTCAGGACAGGTACAATCAATTTGAGATCGACACATCGACAATTTTTTCAGGCTATCATCCCTATCATCCGGGGTTTTGGAACTATGACATTTATGAACAGGCAAGTTTAGTGAACACGGATGAAACTGGTTTGACAAGGTTAGAGAATGGGATCATGAAGCTTTTACGAGTGCCGGAGTTTGAGTTTACCAAATACCAGGAGGCCACATCATTTAAAGTTTATAACGGCTAATGGCACAGAATTTCAGACAAACGATTTCAGTTCAGGGTGATGGTGCACCCACAGATGGGGATGGGCTAAGTACTAACCTTGCAATTTTCCCAATAGGAAGAATTTATGTCGATTCGCTTACTGCTACTTTATATGTAAGAAATACCGATGTAGGTGTTGCGGCAGATTGGGTAGAAGGTGGCAGTGCAGGGGATAGTTTTTACGGAAACGATGGTACCTTAACCGGGGATAGAGCAGTTGCACTTAATGGGAATAGTATAAGTTTTAATCAAGGGGTAAATTCATTTTTATCATTAGACCCAACGGCAAATGCAGAATCTGCAACATTACAAGCGTATAATACAACAGGTAGCGATAATAGTGCCGTATTCCAGGCGGTAACAACGGACTTAACCGCAGAAGTAGATATTTCAGCCTTCTTTAATGGCGGCGCAAAAGCAGCAACTATTGAATTGCTAACCGATACCACAACGTCAACAATAGACTATACAGCAGATCAGCATATATTTACTGGTAATGTCGGCATTGGGCTAACGCCAGTAACACGTTTTCAAGTTGAATCAGCTACACCATTTGTTGATGCACTAAGAATTGATTTAACAACAGATGCAGAAGATGCGCTATTAAGAGCGTATAATGCTACTGGCAGCGATAATTTAGGTTCCACTTATCATACTGCAAGTGCTACGTCGGGTACATTTACCTCAACAGCTTCATTTAATGGCGGTGCTAAGGTAAGCACCATATTCGGTTCTGCTAATACCTCAGATGCAACCATAACACATACAGCAGACAGGAGTATATTCAATGGAAGATTATTAAAAAAACAAGGTGCAGATGTAGCAAGTGCAGTAGGTGCTATAACATTAGGAAGTGGTGGCAATGTATTTGAGATAACAGGAACAAGTGCAATAACATTAATAGCAAATACAAACTGGCAGAACGGCTCTGCGGTTACATTACTATTCACATCAACTGCATCTTTAACCGATGGCGTAGCCAATAGCGGTTCAAATATAGGCTTTGAATTAGCCGGTGGTGCAAACTTTACAGGAAGTGCAGACGATGCCATTACGCTTGTATTAAGTGAAATCGGAGGAACACAAAGATGGAGGGAATTATGCAGATCAGTAAATTGATGAAGAATATAATAACTATATTATTATTACTTGTGTGTTTAAATGCAAATGCTACAGATTACTACGTAAGCAATGCTGGAAATGATGCCGCGAATGGTTTAACGACCGGGACAGCGTGGCAAACAATTTCAAAAGTAAATAGTACTTCATTTTCTCCCGGTGATAATATTTATTTCCAAAGAGGTGGAATATGGAGTGAGCAATTAAACTTTCCATCTTCAGGAAGCTATGGCATCCCAATAACTATTTCTGCCTATGGCGCAGGGGTAAGGCCAATTATTGACGGTGGGTTAATCAGGCAATACGGCATTTATGTAAGCAAGAAAAGCAATTTGGTTATCAGCGATATTAATGTGATAAATTGTTTATACGCAGGGATACGCTTAGATGGTTGCGGTATGTACAACGGGAACCCAAATACTTATTTTCAAGGCAATAGCATCATCGAAAGAGTTTCGGCATCAAATTGTGTAATATTTGGGATAGTAACCGGCAACGGGTATTCAAATGCCACAATAAGAAATTCCGTTGCCTTTTCTAATGGTAATGGTTTTTATTCAGATGGTCAGGCTAATTATACATTATTTCAGTATGATACATCGTGGGGTAATAAAAGAAGGCTAACCACTCCGCTAACAGACGGCGATGGTTTTGGAGTTTATAAGTCAAGTTTTAATACAATTGAGAATAGCCTGTCTTACGAAAATAAAACAGGGTTTGGCATTGAAGTGGATTTAGCCGATACTGATTCGGCAATTATCATAAGGTATAATAAATGCTACCTTAACGGGTCGCAGCTAGAAGGCTATGGCATCGCTACTGGTAATTTAATTGGTGCAACTAATCTCGTTTATTATAATCTGTGTTATCTAAACGGCAATGACCCTGTAGATCAAATGGGTAGGGAGATACAACACCATGACGGTAATATCTCATTTACAAATAACACTCTCTACACAACAGGGACAGCACTTGCTTACGGGTTTACACTATTTGATGCAGGGTCAGTAACCTTAAATAACAATATAGTTTTTTCGGTTGGTGGGAATAACCGAAGATGCGTAAGAAGGTTAAATACTATAGTTCTTACATCAGACAATAACCAATTCTACAGCACTGCAACGACTCCTTTTTTAGATGGGGTAACCGGGTATTCCTTTACAGGCTGGAAAGCGTTAGGCCGTGATACCATGAGTTTATTCAGCGACCCTATAATTGGACTGGCTTTAAAAATAATATCATTGGAAGATACTATAACTGCCTTACAACTGAGGGTGGATAATTTAAAAGCAATATCAACTACAACTACTATAATTGAATAAAATGTATAGCCAAGACCAGGTAAATATTATAATCAATTCTTACTCACAAGAGATAGTAAGACTATTAGACAAAGTGGTGGCTAAGGATTTAAAGATTGCTGAATTAACTAAACAAGTAACTGAGTTAAAAAATCAGGATGGAGCAAAAGAACGAGTTTAAGGAACCAGACATATTATTTCTAAACTTCGCCGATAACAAACGGCCGGAGTTCAAAGAAGTTAAATCTAAAGACTGGATTTTATTTGGCGAGGATAATTTATTTCCTTTCCACCTTTTGTACTTATACGACAAATCTTCTAATCACGGAGCAATCGTAAACGGAAAGACTAAATATATTTATGGTCAGGGTTTCCCGGTAAATGAAATTGTAAATCTTAAAGGTGAAAAACTGAACCAAGTCTTTAAAAGAGCTATTAAAGAAATTGAGATTTTTGGTGGGTTTTATTTTGAAGTTATATGGAATTTCGGAGGTAAAGCGCAGATTTGCAATATACCTTTTGAGACAATCAGAAAAGCAAAAGATAAAGCCGGGTACTTTTATAAAAAAGACTGGAGGTGTACCGATAGAAAAGAACCTCCCAGATACATTCCCCCATTTGACCAAAATAATAAAATAGGCGCACAATTATTTTGTTATCGAGAATACCGACCAGGGTGTGATATTTACCCTTTACCCGAGTACTTTTCGGCTTTGAACGACATTGAAACCGATGTAGAGATTTCAAAGTATAATCTGAGTGTGATTAAGAATGGAATGTT